ACCACAGGACTTTAATCTTATGAGATATCAAGTAATACATGACGGAATTAAAGTGCATTCATTGTTTCTATCCGAAACTGTCGGCAAGTCCTTGCAGGAATGCGAAGAAGAGATCGCAGCCCTTAACTTAGAATACGACGAAGAAGAAATGGAACAACTTCGACGGGACGACGCTTTAATCTCCCTTGACCAACCACCCCAAACCCTATTATGACTGACACAATCCTCATAAATGCTGGATTCACCTCTTAACACTACCAATAACCCTTGATTAAATCCTAACCCTTCGCAAAAGCTGATTCATGCCTACCCGGACAATTCGCCTGCAAAGCCCGAATGACAACGCCAATGTTATTGGAATTGCGCTCGTGCCCGTTGATACCCCTAGTGAACATGAAGGGTTGCGTTGCGACGTCCGCCTGTATCCAAAACTCAAGACTTTGCATTGTGCCAGTATGCGTTTAACTGGCTTGACTGGTTACGACGTGTTGACTGAATTGGAAGAGGTGAAGTGTCAGGACAATCAGTTGGCTGGCGGGTTGTGGCCGCTGTTGGATAATACCAAGCTGAAGCACTTTTGGTGTCACAGCAACTTCCTCAGTGGCTCGATTCCTGACCTAATTGCCAACGCTGAACTGCAAACCTTTTACTGTCATGGAAATCGCTTCACTGGCTTTGCGGGCTTTGCGGTGTCAGACACGCTGGGTGATTTTCAAGCGCAAAACAATCTGCTGAGCGCGGCGGCGGTGGATAAGATTCTAAATGCTTTTGCGACGGCAAGTCGCAGTTCTGGTACACGGGTCTTGAACTTGGGCGGTACTGGCAATGCCGCGCCGACCAGTGCGGGACTGGCGGACAAAGACGCCTTGGTTGAGCTTGGGTGGACGGTAACCACCAATTAAGTAATTTGCAAGACTTGCAAAATTGACATTGACAGCTTCCGCCGCAAGTCATTAACTCGTGCCCAAGTCAACGATGACCAAACGCGTGAGGGCGAACCCAACTGGAAGTAGCGTCAAACAAGTACGGAAATAAAGACTCGAAACCTCCACTCTACAAACAAAACACAAAATCTGTATGAAATTGACTGAAGAACAAAAAAGCCGTTTGGCCGCTTTGCTTGGCAAAGCCGCCGATGTCCTCACCGATGCTGAGCGCGTTGAACTCGCTGGCCTTAAAGCCATCGACGCCGAAGAGCAAGCAGCGGATGCTACCGAAGCCACTACCGTGACTGAAGGTGAACTTGAAGCTGCCGTTACTAAGGCAGTCGGCAAGGCACTTGAAGGCAAGGGCGTGGATACCGCTGCCATCCTTGACGAAGTCAAGAAGAGCGGCGAAGGCGTGAAACTCGCTGACATCGAAGCCGCAGTGGCCAAGCATCTTGATGCTTCCAAACTCGACAAGGATGCCCTCGTTGCTGAAATCAAGAAAAGCCTTCCCGCCGCTGGCGTGACCAAGGCCGATCTTGAAGCCTCGCTGGAGTCGTTCTCCAAGGGTCTGCGCCAAGAAAGCAAGCATCAGTTTGCAACCTTCGGTGGCAACTTCCCTGTTGAGCATCGTTCGGGCAACATGAGCGTTGCGCAAAAGCAACTTCTCAACATCTGCCTTGGCAATGTGAGCGGTGAAGCTCTCGAGCGCACTGGCACCAAGCGTCCCGCCAACCTCAACGACGGCATCCGCGAGTCGGATCTTGTCCGCGCCAAGGAAGTCGGTGCTCGTGCGATCAAAGGTCTCCGCGACCAAATCGCTTACGGCAAGGCACTCACCACTGGCGGCGCTGGCAACGGTGCTGAACTGATTCCTGCTGACCTTTCGAGCGATCTGCAAATGCGCATGTATCTTGACTCGCAGTTGGCTGCCGCGCTTATCGCCTCTGAAATCGACATGCCGAGCGATCCGTTCAAGCTCCCGCTGAAAACGACTCGCACGCAGTTCTACAAAGGCAGCGAAGCTCCCGGCTCCAATCCGACCGCCTCGAATCCCGGCACTGGTTCGATCACGCTCGACTCGACCAAGATGATTGGCGTGGCTGAGTACTCCTACGAAGCTGACGAAGATTCGATCATCGCCATCCTGCCTATGCTCCAAGAGGACATGGCTTCTGGCGCTGCTTTCACCTTCGAGCAGGCCGTGCTTAGCGGTGACGCCGTTGGCCCGCACCAAGACTCTGACATCGAAGCAATCGCTGGCCATGCTGCCAAGTCGTTCAACGGTGTTCGTGCTCTTGCGCTCGCTAATGCTACCACCAAGCGCGATCTCTCCACTGGCGGTATCTCCGCTGCTAACATCGCTGCAATGCGCAAGCAAATGGGTGTGTACGGTGTGCGTCCTCGCGACCTCGCACTGGTTGTTGGCCCTCGTGGTTACAACGATCTTGTGAGCCTTAGCGAAACGTTGACCTTCGACAAGGTTGGAAACCCCGATGCAGCCCGTATCCTTAGCGGTACTGCTGCTTCGATCTACGGGATTCCGATCATCGTCAGCGACGCGGTTCGTGAAGACCTCAACGCCACTGGCGTGTATGACGGTACCACCAACACCAAAGGCTCGGTGTTCCTGATCCATCGCCCATCGTGGGTCGTCGGCGTTCGCCGTGGCTTCACGGTTGAAGTCGATGTCAACAAGTTGCAACAAGTCAACTACGTGATTGCCTCCTTCCGCCGCGACTTCAAGGCTAAGGAAGCTCTCACCTCGGTGCCTTCTGCAATCGTTGGCTTCAACTACAACTCGTAAGCTAACGGTGGCTTTAGCCGCCTAACCCGTTAAAGCCCTCGCTTCGTAATTGAAGCGGGGGCTTTTTATTAAAAGGCTTGCGTTCTTGGAAACAAGTCACTACGTTTTGACTCGTTCTCTGACACTTTACCTATGAAAACTGTATCTTACTCCGGCCCCACGATTGAACTCGGTCGCTTCGGCTCCGTTGATAACGGCGCGTTGCTTCAACTTACCGAAGCGGAATACGCTGGCGTTACCGATGACGCACGCTTCACCCTTCTGTCGCGTCGCCGCGTTAAGGCTGAAGCCTCGCCACTTGGCACGCCGTTATTTGACCTCCGCACGGTGGAATGGGAAAGCAAAAACCTTGATAGCAATTTGCTCAAGATTGGAAAGGCCACGCTCAAGAATATCGCTGAGGCGATTAACTTTGTCGGCGGTGAGTTGGTTGTCACCGAACACGACAACGACGACGTGATTGCCGACGCGGTTGGTGCTGAGGCTCGCTATTTTGGTTGGGATAAGTTGGATCGGGAAACGCGACTGGCGCTCGGCTCTGCGAATGCGGCAGTGGCCAAAGGTGCCACGGATGCCAATGTGACAGCTCCTGCTGTCAAGGCACCTGCGCCAGTCGCGGTGTCCGATGAGCAGCCCGTTGAAGCTGAGGCTGAAGTCGCAGAGCCAGTTGAGGCCAAACGTCGTCGCCGCTAACCGATATGCTCGACATCAACCTTGCTACCTTTCAACGCGAAGCCGAACGCAACCTTACTGACGAGGCTGCGGTGCAAAAGGCGGTTGAGCGGTTCAAGCGTTGTAGCAAGGCCGCTGATCGACTTGATGAGTTCCGCCGCTTGCGCGGTGATTCACTGTTGGCGCGGCCACAAACCAAGCTCGGAAAAATTGCAAACTTTGCATAACTGATTCAAGATGGCTTCTCTCCACAAACCGTATTGCAGCTTGCTCGACGTGGTGCAAACCGCTGGCAACTCCGAGCCTGAGTTGCAGGATGTTTTTGTCGACTCGATCAATCGGGCCTCGCGGCGGATTGACGAAATTTGTGGCCGTGACTTCTGGTCGCACGAGCATGCGGTCGAGCCTTACATCGTGGCGCGCAAGCATGTGGTGGGCAAACTGGTGCTGCTACCTTTTGAGATCAATACGCTAACTGAGGTCAAACTCGACGGCGTGGCATTGGACTTGGCCAGCATCAGCTACATGCAAGGCGATACCTTCTTTGAGTACGCGTCCAACCTCGGCTCGATTCCGTTCACGGGAGAGGTGGCTATCAAGGGCAGTTTTGGTTTTCCGACTACCGCGCTGACGTTGCCGCCCGCGACGGTTCCTGCCAGTGTTCGTCGCTCTGCTATTCTGATCGCCTGCGCCTTTAGTAATGAGTGGCGGCGCGAGCGGGTAGCGTTTGATGGCAGCCGTGAAAGCCTGCTTGAGACCAAAGTCCCCAGTGAGGTTAACGACCTGCTCAAGCCATGGTTGCAACGCGGGCGTGGGGTCAACTTTTAACCGCCGACATGGCTGTAGGGCATGAAGATCGACGTTCAATTTAACAGCGCGACCACGGTTGCCTACCTTAAGCGCTTAAACAAAGCGATGTCGCCAGCCAATCAGGCGATGATTAACCGAAAAGGCGCAGAGATTTGTCGCGGGCGACTTATTCGCCAAACGCCGAAACGTTGGACGGGCCAAACTCGCCGCTCGTGGATTGTCAACAAGATTGGCGACACTAGCTACGAGTTGACCAATACTTCCAAGGTGATGCGCTTTCTGGAAAACGGAACGCGCGCACACGGCCCAAAAACCGCCAAGCGATTGTTTGTACCGTTGACCAAGCGGGCGTTCCTCGCAGGGCCGCGTGGCGTGATTGCTGCGAACAAGTCCGCTTCGGCGGCAACGGCTGGTAAGAAAGGCCGCAAAAAGAAACTGCCCTTCGTGGTGGGAAAAGACTTTGTATTCGCGAAGCGCGTGCGTGGCATTCGAGCCATTAACATTGTCAAGAATACGCGCCCGTTTGCGCGGACTATGCTGCGGTTGCTGATGACCAAGCATTTGGTGAATGCCATGCGTTGAGCTTGCGCACGGCCTCAATCTAACCCACACTCCATTTCATGAGCAACTTGACTGACTGCTATCAATTTACCGCCGCCGTCTGGACATTGTTCAAACGCTTGGATTGGCACTGCCGCGCTGGCGGGATGCTCGATGGGATGAAGTGGAGCCGTGAGGGTGGTTTGCAAAACTTGCAAACGGTAAAACTGCCCGCGTTGCAACCCTATTCGATTGAGCAAGACATGGAGTACTTCGCGGGAGTGAATCGCCCCGTGTACAATAGCAATGACCGCGAGGCGAATACGCCGTTTGTCAGCACCTTTCAGTTGCGCTTGGAATTAAGTACCGACAGTAAGAACGGATTTATTCGCCGCAACCCCGATCAGCCGACTGAGCGCAAAGGCCACATGGAATGGTCGGCGCTGGTGATGGATGCATTGGAGACGGCGGAAGATGATCGAATTGACTCGCGGCTGGATGGCACGTTGCTGAAGCCGATTCGTACCACGATGCGCGACCTTGAAATCCAAGAACTGACAATTTCTTCGGTAATTGACATTCGCTTGGAGACGCACTTGCAGCGGCGTGGAAGTAGGGCATGTCCGTTTGCCTGATGTTTGTGAAAATAAAAAGTTGCTACTTGACGCGGTGGCAAAAGTTGCAGTAGGCTTGCCGACGTAAAGCAACTCCAACCATTTAACTGTCATGCCTTGTACCACTGTCGCAAATGTCATTCCCGCCGCGCAAGACGCCAACTTTAAGTTT